AAATTTGTTTTTTGCTATAATTTCAATGTAATCCACATGAGCACCATTTGACCAATCGATATGGGCTTCGAGCTCATATTTTAACATAAAATTGCGCAAGCTCTCAAATTCGCAATCGCTTGAAATATCAATGTCAGCTTTGAATGCATTTGAATATTCGTAATTGCTAAGCATAATAGCTCCTATAATTAAATTATCAAAGAACAAAAAATATTCAAATTAATTTTTGAATATGAGCATATAATAGCATGCTAAAATATTTTGTAAACATTTTTTTTAAATATTTTTAAAATAATTGCATAAACATTTGATTTTATTAGCAAAATTATTTAATTTTTTTTGTATATACGCGTGCATACGAGCGCGTACGAGCGCGTACGTATACGCGTGTATGTGTGCGTATGTGCATGTGCACACAGGCGAGCGGGCATGGGTGTACGTGCGTATGTGCATGTGCGTGTGTACGTGGGCGAGTGCGGGTGGGTGTACACGCGTGCACATGTGGGCATGCATACGCGTGCAGGCAAATAATTAATTAAGCCACTCAGCAAATTCGGTCAAGGTTATCTTGTGACCAAGAATTATCTCAGCCAATCGTTTCAAGTTCCACTCGTCCCTGCTATAAAATTCAAAGACAGGATTATTTCCCCCTGGACCATAAGGTTCAATGAGCTTAAACCTGATTGGATAACCATCGATTGATTGCTCTGCTTGTTCTATCGAGTCAAGCAGATCTTTGATCTGACAGTTCTGGTCAATGTCTAGTTGGATTGAGTATCCCATGGATCTCCTTTTATATAAGAATTCATTCTTCTTTCTATCACGACAGATAGATTTCTGTGTGACTAAGGTACAACCTACTCTGTTTTCTGTCATTTGTACACAAAAATATATTGGATATAGAATCTGCACACTGAAAATCACTGTCAAGAATGTGTCAACCTCAATCGATTATTGATCTATTAGATTTATTAGATACTACGGCTCGAAAAAAAAGTTTTTTTTGAAAAGTTCCCTATATACAACACACACAATATCTCCTGTTTTTGATCACCGTGTCTTATCGTGCCTGCCAAATATCCATAAAAAACTACCATTTATCCCTGTTCGATCACCATCGGTCATCGATTTTTTCCGATTTGCACTAGGTACAACGGTACTCGTTCCAATGCACGACGAATCGCGGCCCGTTGCTGCCCGATACAACAAAAAGCTTTTGACCGGGGGCCGTTAATGGTGGCCCGGGGGCCAAAAATCGCCCTGCTGGCCCAAAAAGCGCCTACCTACTCGCTCCGCGGGCCAAGATTCTTAAAACGAATAAAATAGGTTGACAATTATTAGTATATATAAGAGAATTTTTAAAATTGTCAAAAAATCCAAAATGAGGCGTCTAATCAATACAATACTCCAATATAGTTCCACAATTATTTTTGATAGTTTACAAATTTGTCGGATACTGTTATATTTATACAAAAGCAACTTAAAGGAGGTACGATGCCAGCAAAAAAAGGTCTGTATGCCAATATTCACGCTAAAAGAAAAAGAATAAAGGCAGGCTCTGGTGAGACGATGCGTAAGGCTGGGGCCAAAGGGGCGCCGTCTGCCGCTGACTTTCGTAGGTCTGCTAAGACTGCTAAGAAAAAATGAGGAAGAAACCAAAACCGTACGGTAAACCACCAAGGAGATAATGGCCAGGCCAAAAGGCGCAAAGAACAAGAGGACCCAAGAGATTCAGGATCGATTAGCCGAGTTAGACTGCGATCCTATCGAGGGCATGGTACAAATTGCAAAGGATCCGACGTCAAGCCAGGAGTTAAAGCTTCAGGCTTTTAAGGAGTTGGCACAGTACACCGCTCCTAAGAGAAAAGCTGTGGACATGACAGCTTCTGTTGACGGAAACATTTCCGTAGACATTGTCAAGTTTTCGGACATAGACGAGGAAGATGAAGCTCAGGGTTCCAGTTGACTGGAGACCCAGGCCATATCAGTTGCCGCTTTGGAAGTTTTTAGAGGACGGCGGTAAGAGAGCAGTCTGTGTCTGGCACCGTCGTGCCGGCAAAGACTTGTGCAGTATCAACTGGGCCGTGGTCTCAGCATTGCAGCGTCCGGGCCTGTATTGGCACTTGTTTCCTACCTACAATCAAGGTCGCAAGATTGCTTGGGACGGCATGACCAAGGACGGCCGTGCTTTTCTCAATCACTTTCCAGAAGAGTTAATCCAGGGTAAGAACAACACCGAGATGCGGTTGACACTGAAGAATGGGTCAATCTTCCAGGTGGTAGGCACTGACAACGTCGACCGACTGATAGGAGCAAACCCAGTTGGCGTCATCTTTTCTGAGTACTCCGTCCAAGATCCCAGAGCCTGGGACTACATCAGACCAATCCTTGCAGAGAATGGCGGCTGGGCATTATTTATCTTTACAGCCAGGGGTCGCAATCATGGCTATGATCTTCTGAACATTGCCAAGAGGAATGAGACGTGGTTTCAACAAGTCTTATCGGTGGAAGACACTCGAGCCATTCCCATGTCAGCAGTTGACGAGGAACGCGCGGCGGGAATGCCAGAGGAGATGATCGAGCAAGAGTTCTTTTGTTCGTTTGATGCTCCGTTAGTAGGGGCATACTATGGTAACGCGATGGCACGGCTGTTAGCAGACAAGCATATTACTAAGGTTCCTTACGAACCCTTGTTAGACGTACACACGTCCTGGGACCTAGGTGTCGGTGACTCGACAGTCATCTTGTTCTTTCAGTTGCAAGGCAACGAGATCAGGATCATCGATTATTATGAAAATCAAGGTGAGGGCCTAGCACATTATATCAAGGTACTGCGGGAGAAAGAATACGTATATGGCGACCACTACGCCCCACATGACATCCAGGTCAGAGATTTCAGTACTGGCAGATCTAGGTTAGAGATTGCCAGGGAGCTCGGGGTCAGGTTCAGGGTCGCAGCCAACCTGAGGATTGACGACGGTATTGAGGCAGTCAGGTCCATCTTACCAAGGTGCTACTTTGACGAGGACAAGTGCAGCCACTTGATCGAGGCCCTGAGGCAGTACAGAAAAGACTATGATGAGAAGCTTAAGGCCTACAAGGACAGACCCTTGCACGACTGGACCAGTCACCCGGCAGATGCCATGCGGTACCTGGCACTGAGTGTGAGAGACCGGATTAACAAGAAGATTTCTAACTTGCCAAGACAAGCAGAACTTGAATACGGGATCTTTGACGCATATTAGAGACTTAGAAAAGTCAGATGTCAAGTTAGTTGTTGATTTAATACACAAGCTGCACGCTGAGTCAAACTTTTCAGAAGTCTTGTTTGACAAGGCACACTGTGCCGTCAACGTAGAGCAGTGGATAAATCACGATGGTTATTACGTCCAAGGTGCCTTTGATTCGAATAAAGACATTTTTGCTGTTTACGCCGGTTATATCACGCAGTACTATTTCTCAAAAGACCTTGTCGCACACGATTTTTTGATGTACGTGGAACCCGAGAGACGCGGTGGTTACACAATTGTAAGGTTAGTCAAGAATTTTGAGTCGTGGGCAAAGTCTATGGGAGCCAAGGAGATAAGGCCAGGCACGTCAACAGGTATAAAGTCTGAGATGAGCAAGAAACTTTATGAAGCACTTGGCTATAAATTTACAGGACACAACTTTATGAAAAGGAGTTGATATGTGTGGAGGAGGTGGCGGCGGAATGTCGTTCAGCGTAAATTTACCAAAACCAAGAATTGTGCAGGATGCAGGTGAATTTTTAACTAATCCTAAAAAGAAGACCAAAGAAATGTCTAAAAAGGTCCTTGGGGATCAGGAAGAAGGCGGTAAACAGGCCGCTGCAGCAATTATTGCAAAGACCGTACCCACGTCTACTCCTGAGGCAGATCCCAAGGAGGACGATGGTGCTGGTACTGCAGCTACTCAGGTCACTAAGAAGTACGCCAGGCGAGGTAGAAAAGCAAACGTACTTGCAGGTGCCATGGGAGGTATGAACATGGAACGCATACGCCGACGCCGGATGCTTGGGTCATTTTCTGAACCAATGGGTCAATATTGATAAACGACAAAGTCTCCAAACTGCTGCAACGGGCTGAGCAGCTAGAGGACCGCAGGTCCATCTGGGAACAGCTCTGGCAAGACTGCACGGATTACGTCAACCCCCGGCGAGGTGACTTTTCTGCAGTCAAGTCTAGAGGATCAAACCAAAGATTTGACAAGGTCTTTGACTCGACTGCTCCGTTAGCCAACGAGCAGCTAGCGTCTGGGCTGCATGGTCACTTGACAAACGTTGCTGAGAGGTGGTTTAGTCTCCGTGTCCCTGGGTCCCCTGAGTCAGAACCATTGAGAGCTTGGCTGCAAGGTACAGTTGACCTGATGTTTGACGAGGTGTTTTCTTCTCCTGAGACCAACTTTGTCAC